ACCGTACCGAGTCCACTCCTGGCAAGTCACCGAGGCGACTTTGAGCGCAGCGGATGCGGTTAATAAGCTCCAGCTCGACAGGTACCGAACGCTGTCGAAGGGGATTGGCAATTCGATGAAGTGGCCGATTTCGATCGAATACGGTCGCACTTTTGACCAGATCTAGTTTACCTGTTTGTTTGTTGGTTTTTCTGTTTATGGAGACACGAAAAGATGGCTTTGAACCTGACGACCACGCGAGTCATTAAACCGCGACGGACTTTCCTGTATGGGCCAGGAGGGATCGGCAAGACCAGCTTTGCCGCTGCCGCGCCTGACTGTGTGATCATTCCCACCGAGGAAGGTGCGAACGATGTCGAGGTCGCGAAGTTCCCGATCTGCCAGAGCTTTGTCGATGTGCTCAATTGCATTGGGCAACTGTACACCGAGGAGCATACCTTCAAGTCGGTCTGCTTGGATACGGTTGACTGGGCCGAGAAGCTCGCATGGATCCAGATCGCTCGCGAGAATCATGTTGAGCAGATCGGCGATATTAAGTACGGTCGGGGCTATGGATTCGCCGCGAATCTGTTTCGACAGGTGCTCCAGGGTTTGGACGCATTGCGAGACCATCGCGGTATGTCGGTCTTCCTGCTAGCCCACGCCAAAACTGAGAAGTTTGAGGATCCCGAGCACACCAGCTACGACCGCTACGAACCCAAGCTACACGACCACGTAACCAACCTGATCGTTGAGTGGGCCGATGAGGTCTTCTTCGCGAATTTTAAGGCAGTGGTGAAGGAGGAGGACGCCGGATTCAACCGAACCATCGGCAAGGCCAAGTCCACTGGCCAGCGGATTCTCCGGACCACTGCGAAGCCAGCAGCAGTCGCAAAGAATCGCTTGAACATGCCTGATGAAATCCCGCTCTCCTACGTGGAGTACGCGAAGTTCTTACCGTCTTAGATTGTTATTTTGTGTTAGATGTTAGTTTTTCAGATGAGGTTTTTACGATTATGGCTTTGATCAATTTTAACGCGAATGACCACCAGGACGCTGGACCAGGTCCACTGCCTGCCGGTGACTACATGGTCTACGTCGCGGCTAGTGAGATGCGAACCAACCAGGACAACGGCAACCAGTCGCTGAGCCTGACGCTGGATGTGATGCAGCCTGAGCAGATGCAGGGGCGAAAGGTTTTTAGCAATTACACGATGAGCAGCCACAACGAGGAGGCTGTGCGAATTGGCATGCAGCAGCTAGCTCAGGTCTGCCGAGCGGTTGGCGTAATGAGTCCGAGCGACTCGACCGAGTTGCACGACATTCCCTTCTTTGTTCGGCTGATCGTCAAGACGCTGGACAATGGCAAGGTGGTCAACAACGTCCAGACCTGCTGGAGCACCGCTTCCGCAGCTCCACCGCTTGCTAAGACCAAGGGGCAGCCACCGAAGCCAGTAGTCCAGCAGTACGCTCAGGCACCGGCCCAGGCATGGCAACAGCCACAACACCAGCAGCCTCAGTACGCGCCACCTGTCCAACAGGTACCACAGCAGCAGCACATGGACCTACAAACGCAGTACCGCACGCAGCCAGCACCTGCTCAGCAGTATCAGCCTCAGCCGATGCAGCAGCCAGCGATGGCTCCACCAGTTGGAGCCCCGCCGTGGGCGCAGCCGAGGCCAGCTCAGCCCTACGATCCGAGCATGGATCCGCCATTCTAGGGACCGGTAAGACCGCTTGAGACTTAGCCGTAGCAGGTCGCCGCTGGCCTGCTCAGAATGCAAAGACAAATCACACTGGAGACACAAAAAAGTGAGTGCAAAACAGAGACTAGATAGACTGCTACGACTGCGACAGATTGCCATGAATCTGCATCGATCGATTATTGACGAATGCGACATCGTCCAAGCCGAAGTAGCCGCGATCGATAAGCAGATCGCCGAAAGCGAGAAACGCTGTGAAGCATTGGAGGATATGGCGACTTGGGACGGAGAGCAGCCAGATTTTTGGTCGCTTGATGGGAAGATCTGGAGACGCGCGACCGCTGCCGATGCCGGAAAGATGGTGCGGGTCAACAACAGGGCATCATGCAAGCCCACCGAATCACCCGAGGCCAAGCTGATCGGAATCGCGCATGGCTGGATGTGCTGCGAAGGCTCCAAAGGGCAGATAGTCGAGTGGAAATACGCCTGGATCGAGTCGGACCATGTTGATGAGACTGAGCAGCCAGAGGACGAGACCAAGGGCTATATCAGCATCCAGGTCGGGGCCTTCTATCCTGGAGAGCCATCGGTGCCAGTTGTTAAGCAATCCTTGACAACTGATCGTGCTCCAACCGGCAAGGAAGACTTAAAGACTGAGCATGGATTTCAGGTTGGCGACATTGTGAGAAGAAAGCAAGATCACACGATTTTTGCCGGATGGGTCGGTAAGATCACCGGTGTCGAAGGCGATGGGATCATTGTTAAGTACCATCGTCACACGTGGTCGAATAAATCAAAGGCGAAAAACTATGAACTGGTCGAGAGCAAGTCAGAGCATTTTTGCTTCGAGGCCGAGACTGAACCTGCCCCAACTGTCAAGGAATCCTTGACGGTTAAGCCTCGATTCCACGAATGGCTTGAGCTTGTTGAAGATCAGGTCGCGAAGGTCGAGGGGTAGCCAATGGATCCGCGATGGTATCAGTCAGAGTCGGTGTCTGCTTGCTGGGACTTTATCCGCGCCCAGCCTGGTAATCCTTGCATCGTGCTCCCCACTGGGGCTGGTAAGTCGCTGGTGATTGCCATGCTGGCGCGTGATGTAGTCGCTTGGGGTGGTCGGTGCTTGGTCCTCGCCCACCGCAAGGAGTTGCTGGAGCAGAATGCCGAGAAAATAGCCTCGTGCTTACCAGGGCTGGACATCGGTGTCTGGTCGGCAGGGCTGAGACGCAAGGAGCACGGTCATTCGATCGTGGTCGCTGGAGTCCAGTCCTGCTTTCGGCAGCAAGCAGCCTATATGATTGGCCATCGCGATATTGTGATAGTCGATGAAGCTCACCTGATCCCGTTATCAGGTGAGGGGATGTATCGCCAACTACTGGACCACCTATTAACGATCAATCCTAATTTGCGAATCGTGGGACTGACCGCGACTCCATACCGGCTGGATCATGGGGTGGTATGTGGTCCGAAGAATCTACTTACCGATGTTTGCTACGAAGTGCCGCTTCTCAAGCTGATTGAAGAGGGCTACCTGTGCCCCCTGACATCGAAGCAGACAGCCCACGCAATCAATACCGAAGGAGTGGCCACCAAGGGTGGAGAGTTTGTTCAAGGTGCCCTAGATCGCTCGGCAGCTCAGGAGGATGTTGTCCGAGCCGCAACGCTGGAGCTGCTAGGATGGACGATGGATCGCCATTCGGTGTTGCTGTTCGCTTGTGGTCGCAAGCATGCCGCGATGCTTCGTGATTGCATCGGCCAGCAAGTACCCTCAGAGCAGATCGGATACGTAGATGGGGAGACACCATCCGGCGAAAGAGACGAGACTCTCGCGAAATTCAAAGCTGGTCTGATCCGCTACCTAGTGAATATCGATGTGCTTACAACCGGATTCGATGCACCAAACGTGGACTGCGTTGCGCTGTTTCGTCCGACTCTTTCGCCTGGTCTGCTGTATCAGATGGTTGGTCGTGGCTTTCGCTTGCACCCCAGCAAGCAGAATTGCTTGGTCCTTGACTTCGCTGGGAACATCCGCCGACATGGGCCGATTGATCAACTCAAAGCACCGGACCGCAAAGGGCCGAGGGAAGGTGCTCCAGGTGAAGCACCGAGTAAGGCCTGTCCAGAGTGCAAGGAGTTACTGAATTTGCAAGCTCGCGAGTGCCCAGCTTGTGGTTTCGAGTTTCCCGAGCCAGAAGCCAGGCACGAGGCTCAAGCTAGCCAGTTACCGGTGCTGTCGAGCGGAATCAAGGAGCCGATCACCGAATGGGTTGACGTGGTCAAGGAGCCTGTCTACTTGGTCTACAAATCGGAAAAAAAGGAGCACCGATCCTTCCGAGCGATCTACCGACTCAAGGGGACACAATCCGTTTCGGAGTATGTTTGCCTCGACCATCCGCCAGGCTCGTTTGCTCGAAAGAAAGCAGAGGCGTGGTGGGCTGAGCGATCAAGCGTCCCTTGTCCGAATAGCTGCTGGGAAGCCTATCACCTGCTGAAGAAAGTCCCGCATGCATTAGCAGCACCGAAGCGGATGCATCTTAAATGGATACCTGGTCGCAAGTGGCCAGAGATCCTAGCCGTCGAGATCGGAGAAATAGTGGACTGCTCGAACGAGGAAGCAGTCATCGAGGCCAAAGAGCTAGCAGAGATCCAACTCACCCTATTTAAGAACTAGAGCAAGATGCTTGTCCCTGAATCAATGAAAAGCTGTCGGCAATGGGTCGCCTGGAGACTCGAAGACCGCGACGGTAAAGGCTCAAAGATCCCGTATCAGATCAACGGCCAGAGAGCTAGCTCGATGGACCCGCGACACTGGACTAGCTTCGAACAGGCTTGTCAGTTTGTCGAGAATACACCCTCGTTTTCTGGTCTCGGTTTTGTTTTCAGCCAGGCCGACGACTTCGTCGGAATCGATCTCGATAACTGCTTCGGGGAAGATGGATCGCTCGACGAGTGGGCTCGCGATGTGCTCAGTCGCTTCCCGAGCTACTGCGAGATAAGCCCATCTGCGAAGGGAATGAAGATCTTTTGCCGAGGTACGCTTGCGAGTGATCGAGGCCGAAGGTTAAACATCCCCGGTAAGCCTGGAGCCCATCTCGAAGTCTACTCTTCCGGTCGCTACTTCACCGTGACCGGTCAAGCCCATGGTGACTGCATGGAGACTGTGAACTGCCAGGAGGGGCTCGACTGGTTGGCTGCCGTGGTTCTGCCTGCCTCAGCTCCACCACCGGCACCGATCGCAACTCCAGCACCGAAGCAGCAAGCCAAGCAAGGGAACAGACCTGATGCCGAAGAACGCGCGAGGCTCTACGCTCGGAGCTATCCACCTGCGATCAGTGGACAGGATGGACATGGAGTCACCTTCCGCCTGGCTTGTGTGCTCGTGACCGGTTTCGGACTCGGTGCGAATGGTGCCAGGGCGATCCTCGAAGAATGGAATATGGGATGCCAGCCACCTTGGGGCTCCAGAGAACTGGAGCACAAGCTCAACCAAGCCGAGAAGGCTGGTCAAGCCGAGGGTGGCCATGGCTGGATGCTCGAAGATGAGTCAGTCAGGTTAGAGCAGTCGGCAGTTCCAGTATCGGTCGGCGAGCTCGATGCCTACGAAGTCTTTCTCGGTGGCCTGATGGGCAAGGCCCAGGCATCGAGAGCAAAGACCGGATTCCCCGAGCACTTGTACAAGGTGCCAGGATTCATGGGTGAGGTGTCGGACTACATCACCGACCAGAACCCAAGGAAGAATCCCATACTTTCGCTCGTCGCAGCTGTGGCGCTCCAGGGAGTTTTGATTGGTGCGAAGTATAAAGACAGGACCGGCAACAGATCGAATCTCTATTTCGTTCTGCTTGCCCCGTCCAGTGGTGGCAAGCAAGCCCCGATGGAATGCATCGAGAAGATCCTGAACGCCTCAAACGGTGGCAATCTCTACGGCGGCAAGGTGTCGTCCGATTCTGCATTGGCATCTGACCTGATGGTCAGTCGGTCCAAGCTATACATATGGGATGAGTTTGGACGCTTCTTGGACAAGACGCGAATCAAGACAGGTGGAGCACACCTGCACGCAGTGCAAGAGGCATTGCTGGAGCTATGGGGCAAGACTGGTGGAGTGTGGAAACAGAAGAGCTACGCAGATTCAAAGAACAATAAGGAGATCTACCACCCATGTTGCTCCTTCTTAGGCTTGACCGTTCCGAGCACTTTTTGGAACGGACTTGAAGAGGGGCACCTTAGCGACGGTTTCGCCGCTCGGATGATGGTTATCGACTCTGGCCCGCGACTCAAGTTCGAGGAAGCGATCGAGAAGGACCCACCGAAATCGATCTTAGAGAAGGCTGCTTACTGGATCAATCTCAAGCCCGGTGGTAATCTTGGCGGAGTCAATCCCGAGGCGATTGTGGTACCAGAGACACCAGCGGCCACTGCGATCTTTCGCAAGCTGGTGAATAAAGCCGAGGACGCTGGAAACGACGAGACCGAGAACTCGATCTGGGGCCGAGCTGTTCAGAAGGCCAGGAGATTGGCTTTGGTCTACGCATGCAGCCGAGACCAGGAAGCACCGGTTATTGATGACCAGGCCGCGCAGTGGGGTGTGGAC